GATCGCGCTGACGCGGCAGGCGCGGTCGTCCACCTTCCCGCGGCTGCTGCCACTCGCGGCGGCCGGCTGGGCGCTGGCGCAGGCCGTGATAGACCGCGGCGAGCGCGTCGAGCTGGCCGACGGCGGCGTGCTGTGGGTGTGGGTCCGCGGCGAGGGCGAGCAGCGCCGCGTGCACGTGCTCGAGCTCGAGCGCGCGCCCATCGCCTGGTGGGTGCGTGCGCTGCTCACGCTCTCGGTGCGCGAGGCGCTGGCGCGCTACGCGGTGCTGGCGACGCTGCTCGCCGGGTCGTGACGGGAGCAGGCAATGGCCGACGTCGTCACCATCGAGCTGCAGGACCGCGCGCTGCTGCGCGCCATCGGCAACATGCTTGCGCTGATGGAAAGTCCGCGCCGTCTCATGGACGAGATCGGCGCGGCGATCGAGAAGCGCGCGCAGCAGCGCTTCGACACCAAGACGGACCCGAGCGGTGTGCCCTGGCCGCCGCTGGCCAAGAGCACCGTCGACTTCTGGTACGCGAAGAAGTACCCCGACGGCATCCCCGGGTCGCTCATGGAGCGCACGGGGCTGCTGCGCGCCAGCCTCGCGCACAACGCGGGAGATGACTGGGTCGACATCGGCACCAGCCGTGAGGTGCCGGGCAAGAGCCGGCCGACCTGGCAGGTGGGCTTCCTGCACGAGTGGGGAACGCGCATCATGCCGCCCAGGCGCATCCTGACGGCCGACCCCGAAACCGGCACCCTCGGCGCCGGCGATCAGGAGGCGGTGCTGCAGGTCATCTCGCGCTGGCTCGACACGGCGTTCGAGTAGTCCGCACCGCGCTTGCCGCGGTCGCCGCGGTCGCCGCGCGGCATGTCCTGAAGTTCTTCATCTACGCGCCGTCGCGCGTGGTGGGCACGATGCGCAGCGTCATGCCGATCGCCACCGCCGTTCTCGCCGCCAGCTTCTTGCTGGGCACCGCGCCCGAACATGTGCAACTGCTGCCTGCAGGCGAGTTCGCTGCGCGCGACGGCCGCCCAGGCCCCGGCCGCAAGTGGAAGCTGAGCGACGCCGACGGCCAGCGCCTGGCGACCGAGTTCACGCGCGAAGCGGCGGCTGCGCCCATCGTCATCGACTACGACCACCAGACGCTGTTCGTGCAGCAGACCGGGCAGAAGGCGCCGGCCGCGGGCTGGATGAGCGCCGCGAGCTGGCGCGACGGACAGGGTCTGTGGGCCAAGGCCGACTGGACGCCGCCGGCGCAGGAACACCTGCGCAATGCGGAGTACGGCTACCTGAGTCCGGTCATCCACTACGACCGCGACAGCGGCGTGGTGCTCAAGGTGGCGATGGCCGCCCTCGTCAACTACCCGGGCCTCGTCGGCATGGAGCCCGTGCTGACTCACCTCTCAACCCAGTTCACCCAGGAGCAAAGCCACATGAACCCCATCCTCGTTGCCCTGCTCTCCGGCCTCGGCCTGACCGAAACCGCCACCCTCGAGCAGGCGCAGACCGCGCTCGACGCGCTCAGGGCGCGCGCCGACAAGCCGCAGGTGCAGATTCCGGCGGCGCTCGCCACCGAGCTCGGCATCGGTGCCGATGCCGGCGAGACGGCGGCGCTGGCCGCGCTCACGGCGCTCAAGAAGCCCGACAGCGCGGGTCTCGCCGCGATGGCCGCCCTGCAGGGCCAGGTGGCCGATCTCACGAAGCGGCTCAACACGAGCCAGCTCGAGGGCGTGGTCGACAAGGCCATCGCCGACCAGAAGCTGCTGCCTGCGCAGCGCGACTGGGCGCTCGGCCTGGGCGGCAAGGACATGGCGTCGCTCTCGGCCTTCATCGCCGCCGCGCCGGTGATCGACCTGCAGGGCCAGAGCGGCGGCAAGGGCGCCGGCGACGGCAAGCCCGCGCTCGATGCGCTGGCCGCGCAGGTGGCCTCGCAGTTCGGCCTGAGCGCCGAGCAGTTCGCGGCCGGCGCCAAGCGCGCGGCCTGAGCCCCACTGACCGAACCCGCCAAGGAGCAGCACCATGACCGCCGCCACCAAGGACCGCAACCTGCAGGAAATCTCCCCCGGCCGCTCGCGCGGCCTGGGCCTGGCAACGAACCAGACCATCTACGCCGGCACGCTCGCCTTCATCAGCGCGGCCGGTCTGTGCGTCAAGGGCGCGACATCGGCCACGCTGCGCAGCGTGGGCGTGTTCACCGCGCCGTACAGCAGCCAGGGCATCGCCGACGGAGTCGTGATGGCAGAGCCTGCGATCGGCGTCTTCGGGCCGTTCGCCAACAGCGCCGCCGGCGACCAGATCACGGCGGCGGAGATCGGCACCGACTGCTACTGCGTCGACGACGCGACGGTGGCCAAGACCAGCAACGCCAACGCGCGCAGCGTCGCCGGCAAGGTCTGGAACGTCGACGCCACTGGCGTCTGGATCGACTTCCGCCGCTGATCACACCGCACCCGCAACGCACGCCAGGAGCCAATCAGCATGATCGTCAACTCGCAGAGCCTCACGCTGCTCACTCAGGCCGTGAACGCGGCCTTCAACCGCGGCCTCGCGCGCAGCCAGCCGAACTGGCAGGCGATGGCGATGGAGATCCCATCGGGCACGGCCGAGAACGTCTATCCGTACCTGCGCCAGTTCGGGCAGATCCGCAAGTGGCTCGGAGACCGCGTGGTGCAGAACATCGCCAAGGGCGACTTCCGCATCGTCAACGAGGACTACGAGCAGACGCACTCGATCCCGCGCAAGGCGATCGAGGACGATCAGTACGGTGTCTACTCGGCGATCTTCGACCAGACCGGCGACAACGTCGCGCGCTTCCCCGACAAGGGCGTCTATGACCTGCTGAAGAACGGGTTCACGGCCAAGGGGCCGGACGGTCAGCCGTTCTTCGACACCGACCACCCGGTGGGCAAGCCGGGCGCCGAGGTGAGCGTGTCCAACAACATGGGCGGCGGCGGCACGGCGTGGTACGTGCTCGATGCGAGCAAGCCGGTCAAGCCGCTCATCTACCAGCCGCGCAAGTCGTTCGACCTCGTGACGCTGTTCAACCCGGACGACGCGCGCGTGTTCTGGAACAAGGAGTTCGTCTGGGGCGTCGACGGCCGAGCCGGCTTCGGCTACAGCCCGTTCTGGCAACTGTGTTTCGCGTCCAAGCAGGCGCTCGACGCGGCCGGCCTGCGTGCCGTGCTGACGGCGATGGCCAGTCAGAAGGACGACGCCGGCGAGCCGATCGACGTGATGGGCACGCACCTCATCGTCGCGCCCTCGCAGTACGAGACCGCGAACGACCTGATGAACAAGGAGTTCCTCTCCGGCGGCGAGAGCAACACGCTGCGCGGGCGCCTGAAGGTCCTCACCTCCACGCGCCTGATCTGAACCACGGCACGACACCGGAGCACACCCACATGGCCACCGCCAAGAAGACCGCCGCCGGCTCGGCCGAGCGCTTCATCTCCGTCGCCGCGCGCAGCGGCACGTTCCGCCGCGCGGGCATGGAGTTCGGCGAAGAGGCGACGGTGCTGTCGCTCGCCGAGCTCGACGCCGAGCAGTACGAGGCGCTCGTGGCCGAACCCAACCTCGTCGTCACCGAGACCTCCGGCCCCGCCAAGGCCTGAGCTCGACAGCCCAGGCCATGTCCTACGCCAGCGTGCAGGACCTCGTCGAGCGCCTGGGAGAGCCGCGCCTCGTGCAGCTCACCGACCTCGGCGAGCCTCCCGTCGGCTTGGTCGACGAGGCCGTGGCGCAGCGCGCGCTGGACGACGCCAGCGCCGAGATCGACGGCTACCTCGTCGGTCGCTACGCGCTGCCGCTGGCGCCGGTGCCCGGCGTGCTCAAGGTGCACGCGCTGACCCTGGCGCACCTGGCACTGTTGGGCAGCGCGGCGAGCGATGCCGAGCGCGAAGACGGCAAGCGCGTGCGCGAATACCTGCAGCGCGTGGCCGAGGGCAAGGTGCTGCTGCTGCCACCGGCGCAGAGCGCTCTGCCGGCCGGTGCCGGGGCGGTGCTGTTCAGCGCCGGCGACAAGGTCATGGGCCGCGAGAACGCGACGAGCGACGACGCCTGCCGGCGGCGCATCGAGTGAGGCGGCGACGTGGCCCTGCAGGCGCTGCTCGACGACTACCTGTTCCTGGCGCCGCTGGTGCAGGCGCGCCTTGCCGATCAGGTCGGCGATCTGCCGGTGGACGTGGTGGAGACCGTGCCGCAGGTGCTGGCCGCCGATCGCCGCGAGCGCGTGCTGATGGTGATGTACGCCGGCGACGCCTTCGATCCGAACGAAGCGGCGCGCGCCGGCGGCGGCACCAGCCAGATGCTGCGCCAGCGCTGGCTGGTGCTGCTCGCACTGAACAACGTGGCGGCCAAGGCCGACGCGCGCCAGTCGCGCGCCGGGCCGACGCTGTCGCAGG